TCTAGTCATTAACGGTTACCCTGTGGTTTCAGTTCTACGTCTACTGCCATAGCGGTTGTCCAGTTTCCTGTAGGCTGTACAGAGAATCGGTGATACCTACCAGCACTACGGAAGCTACATCTACCTTCAGAAGTTGCAGGTACATAAGCACTAAATTCAATTGTGTCATCAAGCTCTCTACGGCTTGCTACGGCTACGTTAGCAGTACCATTGTCTATCTGTGGTCTTGCTAGGGTTGCTACAGAGTTATAGCCTACCTCTACGTCTGTAGTTACTAATGTTGGAGTAATAGCTGTGCCTGTAAATATAGCAACCTTAGCATCTTTAGCACCTGCAAATAAGAACTTACCACCAATAAATAGTCTTGAGTCTAATGAGGCAGGCATAGTGTCTATGTTGCCGTACCCAAGATTAGACACTAATCCTTCTAGTGTTTCTCCTGTACTAGCAATAGTACCTACTACATCAGATACCGTTTCAGCTCTTGACCATTTTTGTAGTTGCCAGTTATATATCAAGATACTTCTACTGCCTTCTACGTTAGCGTAATTCCATACTACTAAGTTTTTAATAGGGTCAACTGCTGCACTAATGGTGCGAATTTGTGTAAGGTCTGCATGGTCAAAGAAATACCTGTCTATTTTTTCTGTACCAATACCATTAACTGTTTGACCATCGGTGCTATACCAACCATCATCAGATAAGAAGAAACTTAATGCTCCATACTGTGCTACAGAGTTACCCTCTAAACAACCTAATCCACTAGAAATGGTATCAAACTGAAAGAATAAAGGAGAGCCGACATACGATGCACGTACCAGTGTTTTTTCTAAGAAGATAATCCCAAACTCACCACCTGTTACTGCTTGTATGTTACCGCCATCAGGAATAATTTGGTAATCACTTTGACTTGTAGAGCCAGATACCCAATCAGTTTCATCGTTAATATCGGACCACTGTACTTTGTTAGCATCTGTACCACCTGCAATATTACCTGCAAATACAAAGTCCCTAACAGTGGCAATATCTTTTGCTACAGGAGCAGTTGCAGAAACATCAGCAAATGATGTAGATACTCCAACAGTCCATGCTTGAATTATCTCAGAGTTGTTAGAGGCTAATACTACTTGTCCAAACTGTTCAAACTTCCATGTGCTATTACCACCATAGCCACCAGCTTTAGATACATCCGTTAAGTTAAGTGTGGTGTTATCCATTAAGAATAGCTTAGTTGCCCCACCAGCAAATACTTGTACGTTGTCACCATACTTAGCAACAAAGACAGAGTTTAATGGTTCGCTAGCAGCGTTAGAGTAATCTTCTGCACTAGGAAATGCTCCGTATCCTATACCTACAGGGAATACGTTTTTAGCATCATTCAGTGAGCCAGCATTAGCAGGCTGGTCAGGCAACCATTCGGTAAATTGAATTCTTTGATTTGACATATTAAGACTTCATAATGTAACAAAGTGCATAGTAAGGAGGTCTATTGTCTATTGCAGTAGTACCTGTATTACCATGATTGTGAGAAGCACCACCTCCAGTAGAGCTTGAATTTGCTCTATTAGCCTCTGCATTAGAATAGGTACTTGCATATTTTTCATCTACTGGAATCTGACCACCTGAATTAAAAGAGTATCCTTCTAACCAAGTAGCACTACTACCTGTCGCTCCTCTTTGAACATAATGTTCATGAGCAGGAATTTCATTTATAGTAAGTGTATGTTCTCCTGTAGTATGTGTGTGGTCTGCACTATTACTACCACCAGTGGCATCAACTGCATAAGTATTTCCAGCTCCAACCACAAACCTATCTTGTAAATTTGGTGTGCTATTTGTACCATCACACAGTACCCATCCTGAAGGGATAGATGCCTCACTGCCTGACCACAACATAATCATGCCAGATACAAATGCCGTTAGTGTAGTCCATGTTGGAGTTGCTCCACTACCTACGGATGTTAAAAACTGACCAGATGTTCCAGAGTTACCGTCAACAGTAAAGTTACCAGTAACGGCTAATGTACCTGATGAGGTTAGTGTTCCAGAGTTAGTTAAACTATCACCACTAGAACCATCTACTAAATCTTTAACCTGTGCCATTGTTTCACGAATAGCATTGTTTATGGTAGAAGGTGGACACCCTTCGTTGATGTTGATACCGTTAATATCGGTATTGCCAGAGGCATTTGAATCCCATTCTGATACTTTAGTTTTTGCCATGTGTTATCCCTTTAATTTCCAATCGTTATCACCTACTGTTGAATCTGTCCAAACACTACTTCCAGGAGCGGTAGTAGTCCATGCTTCTACGTCATATACTACATCAGTCCATTCTTCACCTAGTATTGTGCCTAGTGCTGTTACTGTTCCTACACTATTTATAGAAGCATCAAAAGACTTAATTACTCCTCCTAAGACACCTAATGTCGCTACCCCTTCTACGCTTGCACTACCTGTTGCAGTAAATCCACCTAAAGCAAATACGCTTGCAGTGCCAGCTATGCTAGCATCGTTAAGACGTATTCTAAGCCCTTCAGCCGTTAATGTAGCCTCTCCTGATATACTTGCATCAGCATAGATAATAGAGCCTGAGAGAGCCACTGTGAGCGTTGCAGCACCACTTATATCGCCACTACCAAATGCTATGTAAATAGCGTTAGCGGTGACTGTAGCTTGACCTGTAATAGCACCACTAGCATTGTTAACTACCCCACCTAATGCGGTTAATAACGCTGTGCTTGTAATGCTACCTGAACCAAATGTTATTTTTAGTCCATCAGCCGTTACTGTAGCAGTAGCAGATATAGAGCCAGCAGATGTTCTAACTCGTAACGCATCAGCTACAACTGTGCCTACCCCTGTGATAGATGCAGAGCCTAGCTTGGCAACTGCTCCACCTACGGTACTATAAGGAGCTTCCGAAAATGATTGAAAGCCAAACATTAATCAGCCTCTTCTGGTGTATTTCCTTCTGCTACCCATTCTAGGTATTCTTGGTAGTCACGATTTGCTTCATCAAATGGAATAAAAGCATTATCAATTATTCTTTGTATTACCTTTGCTTCTTTAGTACCTGTTATATCTTTTAGTTTTTTATACATAATTATAACTCCGCATCTGCTGTTATTACTGTTGTTGCTGAAGGGTCATAATGAAAAGCAGCTCCTTGAGTACCAGAAGCAGTAAAGTCAAGTCCAACACTATAAAGGTTAGGGTATAGATTATTTATACCAGTTACTGTTTTTGCTACATTATTTTGAAGAATATTGCCACCAACACCAGAAGCAGTTATAGTAGGAGCAGCTCTTTTAATTTCTTTCATATATATTATTACAAAATTTCTTGTTGTATTAAAAGAACTACCAACTATTTGTCCACCATTATAGTTTAAAGAGTCATTTATTAATGGTTCAAAATACCTCTGACACATAGCTAACTGCTGTCCGTATTGTAGGTTCTCAAAGTCTGTAGCTGTATCACCTACTTCTAGTTGTACGCCTGTGATGTTAATGTAGTTAGATGTGGAATCGGCTAGGTTGACTTGTGAGGAGCTAACAAATGCTGTTGAATCGTAATCACCCCATGATGTTTGTAATGGACTTGATTGTCTGTCAGGTCCTGTTCCTAATGCCCAATATATATTAAACCCAGCACCATTATCATTATCTATTTGTCCAGATGAGTCGCCAGCAAATGTTATAGTTTTCTTTTCCCAAGTATCAGCAGCACTTATAGTATATTCAGCACTAATTGTTCTAGCTGGACTAGAATCAAAACCATATATCATTGCTGTATATGTACCTGTTTTGTTTGATTTTACCCAAAAAGATAGTGTAATAGTTTTAGCACTTGAAGTTCCATATGCTAAATGTTGTAAGTTCTGTGCTTCTATTCTCTGTTGAAAGTTACACCAATTAGTTCCAGTTGGAGAAGCGTTTGCAGTTGTACATTGTAATTTCATACTATTACTAAATCCATCTGGGGCATCTGTATTTTGACTTAAAGTCCAAGTTCCTATGCTTCCTGTATTAAAAATAAACCTGTCTAGTACAAAATTATTACCACTCGCAATCCCACTAGCACTCGTCCCCCTCTGTGCTATCTGCATATTACCATTGATGATAAGGTTCTTTGTGCCTGCGTAAGAGTTAGGTATAGCTCCACTAGCTATTTTAGCTGCGGTAATTGCACCATCTTGTATGTCATCTGTAGTAATAGTATCGTCTACTACCTTATCAATCCCTGTATCACCATTAATAATTACAGCCATTATTCACCCCAGTTCTGGTTGTTCATCACTTCTATAAGAGCTTCCACATTTGCACAAGCTGATATGGCTACCTCTAGTCTTTCTGATTCTGCTACTACATGAGCACGTTCTGCTACTACGTCTTCTGGTATTGCTACCTCTCTTTCTGCTTTGCGTACTACATACCAGTCTGATTGAGCTAGCATCGTACCTGCTGTATGTTTAACTTGGTTTATCATTGTGTGCTTTAGACCATAAGTGACTACCTGAACATCAGTATCTACCATGACTGGATTCTCTGGGTCAGAATTATCTAGCTCTTGTTCCCATACTGGGTTGCCATCTTCATCTACCGCATCTACATCTTCTAATGCTTTAGGATTGTCTAGTTCACCATTCCAGTAGTATCTGTCATCATGCCTAACAGGGTCTGCTTCCCATGTAATACCAAGAGCATCCTTGTCTTCCTGTGTGGATAGTCGTAACCAGTTTCTTGGGTACTGTATGTCGTTGTGTGTAAAACCCCTGTCTATAGGAAGTGTCTTACCATTTAATTTAAAAGCCATTTCTGTTACCTCGCTAAAGAATTTTGTAAATATTGTATTGCCTGTTCAAGTGATTCAGTATCTTCATTAAATAAACCTATTGCTCTATTACAGTTGTTGCATAATAGACCTCTAACATGACCTTCTGTATGACAATGGTCTACATGAATATCACCTTTTGTTTGTCCAAACATATAATTACATATTGCACATTTACCATCTTGTGCATCTATCATGGCATTATATTCATCCATAGATAAACCATATTTTCTTTTAATATGATATTCTCTATGATAGTCATAATAATCATCTCTAGATTTATCTGACCTACCATGCTTATACAATCTTGTTCTTGCCATGTCAGCAGAATAACATCCACATGATTTTGTATTACCTGTCTTTAAACTTCCACCTGCAACTATAACTTCATTACCACATTCACACTCACATAGATATTTATATTGACCTGACTGTGTTTTACCTAACTTATCTTTTACTGTTAATCTTGTAAATACTTCACCTGTTAAATTTATATGCTTACCCATGTGTTATCTTGCAAGAGAGTGCTTCATCGGATTTTCGGCAAATGCCATGTAGATATGTGTAGAACCACTTTGATTCCATCCTGGATTAGGGTCTCGGACTTTAAATCCATTACTTAATATATCAATATTAGGTCCTTGTGCTCCTGCAGTATCTGCTTCTGCATCACTAGTATTTGCAACTAAAAATTTTGTAACCATATTATAAGAACTTCTAGAAGTATCCCATAATAACCAACCATATGCCGCATTTGTATTTTTTTCTAATATAAACGCAGGTCTAAACCCTGTGTATACAAATGGTCCATCAGCAGAACCATTACCTGTATAGCTACCAAACTTACTGTATCCTTCTACGTCTGCAAAGCAGTAGGCTACAACATCTCCACCTGCTAATGCTGATGAAAAAACGCTAGATGTTGGGTCAGTATTTAAAAATACTCCAGTAGCAGCAGCAGCAGCAGTTGTGTTTAATACTAATTTAGTGCTACTTCCTAATGCACTATGATAAGTTATCCATTCACCTGAAATAGCTCTGTATTTTAATATTACTAAATCAGGTGCTACTGCAAGACCATGTCCTACTGTACCACCGCCAGTACCTGTATAAGTCACCACACTAAACCCTGCTGTTGGGTTAGCAGATACTTGTGATGTTATTGTTCCGTCTGTGTTAGATACAGCAGTAGAGTCTGAACCTCTCCAACCCCACATTACATGACTTACTCCAATTTGATTCCATGCGACTGAAGCAGATTCAAATTCAAATCCATTGCTTAAGAATTGATTGCCAGGAGTTGTTCCTTCTGATGCTGTTTCATTACTTTTTAGAAAATGATTAGCACCTCTAACGGAATCAACTAATATATGATTGTATGTAGACCCTCTATTCTTAACCCATACTAAATCAGGGGAAAACTCATAAGTGTCAATAGTTTTTGTTGATAAACCATCACCTAAGTAAACAACAGTATTAAAATACTCACTACCATCTACAATGCTACTATCAGGTAGGTTAAATGTGTTGAGTTTTTTAAAGCCTGTAGGTGGTGTGTAGGCAAATGGTCGTTGTCCGAAGTTAGCTGTAAATACACCAGAGGCATAGTTTGCCCAAGCTGGAGAAAACTGTCCTGATAATCCAGTGTAAGCAACTCCTTGACTTACATTATTCTTATAAAAAGTAATTGTTCCTGCATCTAAATCTAAAGCTGTTCCAATAACATCTCCTGTGGTATAAGCAGCACCATAGGCTACAACGCTAGCATTATTCCCTTTATCTCCACTTCCTCTATAAGCGTACCCAGTAGAGTACCCTGCAATATATGTTTGCGTGTTATCACTAAAGGGTTGTGTTGAACCTAGTATTCCTAAATCTGGGTATACTCCACCAAGAGCAGTAACTGTAGTTTCCCAGTACCACTTACCAGAACTTACACCTATAGTAGCTCTACCACAACCATTAGCATTTGTTGTTGTATTTTTAAAACTCAAGTTACCATCAAGAGTAGAATTTGCTGTATAGATAGATAAGTCTAAAGGATTAATAACAGCATAGTTAGCCGTATCTTCATCGGTTAGTGTAGGGACATCTGTCATGATGTCGTAGGTAGTTAATGCACTGTTGGTTGTGTTAAAGTTAGTTTCAGTAAAGTTATTACCATTACCAGAGTTATCTGTGCCACGACCTTTTAAATAGAATCCGTTAGTACCATATGTGCCTTCGTATTTTTTAGGTTGCCATACACCTGTGTCTGAATTGTAGTCACCAAAGTCTGATGCAGTAAGTGCTTGTCCGTCTACTAAGTTTACTTCTGTTAGGTAGCCGTCAAGTTGCTGTAAATCTGTAGAGTAATATAATTTACCTATTCTATGTTCAGCTGTACTATTTATAAAGAATTCTTGATTTAAAACTGGGTAGTTTGTAGTATCGTAGTTAGTTTGTAATTCATTATTAATATACATTTTTATACGATTACTATCTATTGCTTGTGTCGTATCAATAGACCATACAGCATGATACCATCCAGAAGGGTCACGAAATCTTGCAGTAGTAGTTTCTTGTGGGTTTGCCGCTGCTGTTTGTATAATTACAGTATTCATTCTGCTTAAACTAAAACCTAAAGAATCTCTATCAGCATTAGATGTACCTGAAGATAAAATAGACATTGACGTGTCAGGTGTAGAAAGTTTAACCCAACAACTTAAAGTAAAAGTCTTACGATTACCTGCAGTAGTAGGAGTCCTACTTAAATAAGCAGAAGCAGACGAACGAAAGCGTAAGCTGTTCTCTAGGTTATAACCACCACTTGCACCATTAGCACCCATGCCTACAAACATTTATGCAACTCCTATGCTACGACCTTGTTCATATAAGTTAGTGCCGTCACTTCTAAATGTGATGAAGTCTTTAGCACCTGCTGCGGTAGATAGTGTAGGTGCAACTGCACCAGTAAATTTAAACACTGCGTTCCATGATAATGTTTGACCTCCAGTACCTTGTACTATCTCTAATGCGTAGAATGCTCCGTTAGCAAGATTAGTAGGTGCAGCGACTGTCCTGTTACCACCAAGCGTTACGGTAGCAACTTGTCCTGTAGCCGTATCCCAGTTAATAGTTGCTCCATCGGTTAATGTAATGGTAGGTGAATAACCACGCCCTGTAACGGCAATACCTTCTGACGTTACCGACATAACCGTAGTACCTGCTGACTGTACGTCTATATTCCCTGTATTATCAGCCGAAGTTACAATGCCTCCGACTCCTGTGGTTGATGCGTTTATAGTTGATGCCATATGTATTATCCCTAAATTACGATGTAGCGACTACCAGAAGGAATAGTAAATGCTACTCCTGAGTCAACTGTTTGAGGTCCAACAGCAAATCCATTATAGTCTGTCGGTATAGTAAAGTTTGAGCTGATGTTATTTTTTGTTAATGATACGCCATTACTTGCTGCTATTTGTGGTACATAAGCGGTATTAGTTTCATCTTGTACTACTGCTTTTTCTGCTGGGTAAGTACAGAATACATCGCTAGTGCCAGCTAAAGTAATCTTAGAGCCAGCATTGCTAGACTCTAGTACGGTGTCCCTAGACAGCGTTGTTCCTGACGATGTGTAAGTACCAATACCTACTTCCCAATCACTACCCGATACTAACGTATAGTAGGTAGTATTAGCATCACCAATGACACTAAATGATTGGAAGCCTGCACTAGCACCAGCCAATGTAACTGTGCCTGTACCTGTGGTAGCAGTAGTTTCCTTTACCCTATCTTTAAAGACGAGAGCCATGTGCTATCCTTACGCTAATTCTACGGTTAGGTTACCAGTAGTGATTTTGAAAATATCACCTGAGTCAATAGTTTTTGCAGTATCTAAAGCTGTGTGATATAAAAGGTTACCACCAGAAGCAGCATCGTTAATACCTATCCAACCTACAGTACCCCAACCAGCAGTTGCTGTAGGAAAAGTAACGTCTGCATCCGTAGCCACTAGACCTGTTGTGCCTGAAGCAGTTGCAAAAGATACCGCAGTTCTAACGTATGAGCCACCAGATACTTCTGTACCTGAACCGTCATCGTTAGGGTTAGATGTCCATAGTGATACATAGACAGTAGTTGGAGCAGTGTACGTTGTACCGTTCAATGTTCCGTTAAGTAGTGCGTTTTCCAAATAGTTTGACATTTCAGCCATAGTAAATTACCTCTTAGATATAGTTATAGATAGTGGTGTAGCAGGATATTCAGCATCGTCATCACTCTTAGTTAAAGCAACAAGTCCTCTGTCATACATAGATGCCCATGTTTGTAATCGTTCATCGTTCATCAAATATGGTTCTGCTTCACCGAGTGCTGCGTATAGTAGCAAATCAGGTGTGTAAGCCATCCATAAGTTAGAAGGATTCGTGTCGCTCAAATAAGCTGGCCTGTAATAGTAAACCATTTGTAGCGTATAGTCTGAGTCAGGTACAGGAGCAAATTGAAACTCTGCACCTAGTAGTGTGTAGTATCGTGGGCAACCTTTATTTGTTGTGCCTGCGTTTCTAAAAAAGTTACTGGTAGATAAAAACTCAATAGGGTTTACAGGGTTACCTTGAAAGTGTAAGTCTTTCATAGCAAGGAAGTCTGTTGGCAAAGATACGGTAGAGTCACCTGTAGTCGCTACAGCAGTTGCTACCTTTAGCATTTGTCTGATGCGTAAATCTCTAGCAAGTCTTACTTCGCCTAATTTAATAAACTCAGGTATCTGGTCTGTTAAATCAGTACGTGCTAAGTAATCAGCTATCGTAGACTGTAGTGTTGTGTAGTCGGTAAAGAATGCCATTATACTGTGCCTTGTTTAGTTCTAAAGAACCTGTTGTCAGGATTGTTCAACCATGCTTTAAATCGTTTAGGGTCTACTACGTGGAAGCCACGCATAATCTTCTGTTTGTTTAGTTCGTCTATCACCGTAAAAGGTATAGAAGCTATCTTGTTAGAGAACACGTCACCGTCACCCCATGTCGTGGATGATGTGTTGTACTCTCTTTTATTCTGTTCAATGATGTCTGTAACATCTTGTTGTGTTGCAATAACAATACCTTCATCAGTATCGTGTGATACCGATTGTCTTAACTCATCTTTTTTTAATAGTTTTGCCATAATGTCCTCGTAAGGAGATGCCCTCCGAAGAGGGCTATCTAACCTTTATTACTCAGCTAAGTCAGCAATAATTGCATGAGCTGCTTCGTTCTTCACTTCTAATGTGTATTCAACTAAAAGCTGAGTCTTCTCAGAGTCACCTGTTTTAGCTAGTTCATTAGTTTGGAAAGGACGTAGGAAAGCAGTAGCAGCGTACTCAGGGTCAAGTACAAATGCTTGTTCGCCACCGTCATCTGTATCAGCAGTAGTAAATCTGTTAGGAACAACAGATAAAGTCCCAAAATCGCTGAGGTACACATCCGCTGCGCCAACAATTGTAGTTTGCTTGTTAGCTGGAGCTGCATAGCGTTGCTCTGCAATACCTGCAAAAGTAGAAACTACTTGTTTTTGTGTTGGAGAAACCATTAGCACGGTTGGGTTACCACCGTTAGTAAATGCTGATTTAACAGCAGACTTTAACATAGCTTCTGTGAAAGCTGCATCTGTACCAGATACACGAGCTGTAGTACCTAGTGAACCAGCAGTACCACCAGCGCCTAAAACAGCGTTAGTGTTTAGCCATGCTTGTAGTGAACCAAGTGTACGTGCTGTAGATGAATCACCAGCTGAAGCAGCTTGGTTAGACAACATGATTTTTTCCATATCACGTTTTAGTTCTGAAGATGCCTTAGCAAGTTGATAAGCCTTCTCGGATTTTCTCCCAGCCTTATCAATAGTTTCTTCGGAGCCAGATATCTGGATAGTTTTTTGTGAGATCTGCGTTCTGTTACCAACTCTTGTAGTAGGAGCTAGTGTAGCAGATGAGGCGTCCGCACCCTCAACCGCAGCGTTAGCTGTAGTGGCGTTTGCGAGACTATCGGTTTGCCATTCATGGAGAACTGCTGTAGCCTTAGTTTTTCCAATAGATGACATGAAAGGTGTTTCTGTAGGGGAGATATCATAGATCATATCTGTGAGGTCTTCCCTGTTACCAACGGATTGGTAGGTTTGATAAGTTGCCATTGTTTAAATTTCCTTAAATAAAGTTTTCAAATAACTTAGCAGCATCACGCACTTT